CCGAACTTTGAGGCTATTAAGGAGAAGGCGTATAGAGGGATGACCCTTTTAGAAGCTTATGAGGCTGTTAATCGCGCTGAGATTCGCCAAAGAGCTAAGGAGGAAGGGGCGCAAGGGGCAATTCGCAATATCGGAAGTAANGCTCATTTGGGGACAGANAAGAGTGGGAATCAGGTACAGGGTAAAGAGGTTGAAGTCTCTGCCGAGAAGATGCGCGTCTGGAAAGCGATGGGTTATACGGAGGCTGAGGCTCGGAAGAAAGAGGCTAAGTATTTAAAGAAATAAGGAGAGTGTGAACCATGGCGTTAAAAATTATCGGTAGTATCCTTGGGAACTACCATGGCAAATTCGTGGAGGACATTTATATGACTGACTCTGAGGCGGCTGTAGTAGGAAGTGGCTATTACCTGTCTTCAAATCGCTGGACAAAATCGGCGGCAACAGCGGCGATTGAGGCTGTTTGCGTTAAGGCGGCTGATGCAGGGACGGATGTTCTGGCCGTGATGGAGTTGGTTAAGCCTGGGGATATCATTGAGGCTGATTACACAGGAACGGCGGCTGCTACATTCTTACCTGGATTGAAGTTGGCTGTGTTGGATGCGAACGGTGCTAATGTGGCGAGTGCGACTGTTACCGGTGGGCATTTACGGATTTTGAAGAAGGATGCCACAAATTTGAAAGTACAAATGATTGCTGGCAAGAACATTTGCCAAGCGTAATGAAAGAAGAGGTGTATTGAAATGGGTGTATTGATTCAAGATAGTGGTAATTTTCAGAAGATGGTAGGTTTATATGAAAACCCACTGATGGCCTATTGGCAAGATAAATACCTTGATGCCATCAAGGATTCCATGATTCCAATGTTGTTTGATGAGATTCAATCGGACAATGCAACGGAGGCCATCAGTGAAATGGTTGGAGCACCTGAGTTTACTCAATGGGGTGGAGAATTCACATACGGAACACAAAAGGAAGGAAATTCCAAAGTGTGGACTCCCATAATTTGGCAAAGTGGCATGGCTTACGACCGTTTTCTTTTGTCGAATGCTAAATTAGTGAATCTCAAAACTGACCAAGGCAAATTTGCCTTGGCAGCCGCTAGACTTAGGGAAAATGCGTGTGCCGGTATTTTTACAAATGCCGACCAAGCGAGTTATGCGATTAATGGGGTTAACTTGAATTGGACGAATGTTGCTAATGGGCTGCCTATTGCGTCCAATGCCCACACGTCAGCTAACTATGAATCCACTCAGGACAACCTTGAGGCACTAGAGCTAAACGAGGCCAATCTTGAGCTGGTTTGCCAAAAGATGTTCGACTTAAAGGAAGAAAATGGTAAGGACGGGAATCTCCAGCCAGACTGTTTAGTAGTGCCTACGGCTCTGCGCCAAAAAGCCATTGAGATTATTGGGGGCATGGGCAAGGTGGATACTGCCGATAATAATCCTAACATTTTCTACGGCTCAATGAAGTTGATTGTGTGGAAAAATTTCCGCAAACAGGCTGGAAAAACAGGACAGCCATGGATGGTTATCGACTCTGAGCAAGCAAAAGAATCCCTAAAATTGGTAAATAGACTTGAAAGCGGAGACTCATATGAGGTAAATAGTTGGAAGGATATGGAAACTCAAGTATGGAAAATTGGTTCCCTTATGTGGTTTAGTGCAGGGGCATTTTCGTGGCATCCATTTCAATTTTCCATCCCAGCGTGAATATAAGCGATTAGCTTGACATAGTGAATCCGAAATGGTATAATAACCATGGAGGTGAAATTAATGGAAGCTAATTGTTTTCATTGTGGGAAGTTGTTTAATTGCAAAGGGGCAGACAAGTATTGTTCGGTTGAGTGTCGTAAGGAAGCGCGCAAAATACGCGAAGCATTCAATGCCGGACAAAAAATCTGCCCCCATTGCAATAAGTCATTCGTTCCCAAAAAAAGAAGTGACCAAGTTTACTGTTCTGATGAATGCAGAGTTGACGCAAAGGCAAAAAGGAAAAACATAGAGCTTACAGAAAGGATATGCGTTGTTTGCGGAGCAACCTTTATGCCTGTTCAAAACAAACAAATCTGTTGTAGCCCAAAATGCGTTAGCGACAGACATTATTCCTTAAACAAAGATAAGAAAAAGCAACAAGCAAAGCAATGGAGACTAAGTAATCCTGAACGTTCAAGGGAAAACAACAGACGAAAACGCGAGCAGAACAAGGAGTCTTACAGGGAAAGAGAAAGAAAATACCGCGATGATATTTATTTTTCTGGCAACAAGGCCATAGCCCTTGAACGCGATGGTTATAAGTGTACAAGATGTGGTGCGACTGAGAACCTAGCCATGCACCATATAGATGGTTCCGGACAAACGGACCACCCAAACAATGAACTTGATAACCTTGAGACTCTCTGTGATTCGTGCCATACTAAGCATCATAATCCTAGATTCGATACAACTCCACATACAATAAAAACATGCCTAAACTGCGGCATAGAATTTAGAGTGTCTGATGCTAGGACTGAGGACGGTCGAGGTAAGTTTCATTCAAAAGAATGCCAAAACGCCTATAAAACAAAAATGAATACCGTAACCCTAAACTGCGAACATTGCGGAATTGAATTCACTGTATCCTTATCTCGTTTCAAAAGAGGAAAAGTGAAATACCACAACGCCGAATGTCGCAAGGCGGCAGGATACGCATGGACGAAATACAGTAGAACTGAATACAACGAACAACAAAAAGCACTCCAATAGGGGTGCTTTTATTTTATGGAGGTGCATCATGCTACACACAGCAAACTCATCTGGCGTACAAGAACCAGTCGTACTCCCTAGCGAAACCCAAACCCTATCCAACAAAACCCTAACAGCCCCCGTTCTCACCCTTGGCGTAGCAACTCACAGTTATGGAACTGGTCATGTCGATTGGGCCTTAACAGCAGCAGAAATGAACGCCAACATCCTAACTGCAACTGGAACCTCCGATGCAGGTTGTGCAGCAGTCGCAACCCCAACAGTCGGCAAGGTCTATATACTCTCTAATGCAACAGGTCAAATCGTCACGATTAAAGCGGCTGGCGAAACAGGCATAGCAGTTGCCAATGGGAAAACAGCTATCGTCATGGGTAATGGCACAGATTTCGTCAGAGTGTCAGGTGACGCTTAATCTAAGGGGGCATTTGCTCCCTTTTTCTTTTGGAGGTAAGTATGTTCAACATCAAACCTGAAAATCTCGTAGGCGACACAAACAAACTGCTATTCGCCATTCTTGTAGAACTACAACAACTCAACAAAACGGTTGAATCCCTGCGTCCGATCGCGATGGATACAGTGATTAGCTCAATTGTTGAGCAAGTAGCCGAAATTATTAAACCAATCAAAGCAGAAAAACCCAAAAGGGATGTGACTAAAAATGTCAACAGTTTGGGACAAACAAGGAAACTATCTAAAGCTAAACCCTGACGGAAGTGTAAATACGAATACAGTAGGCGGCTTAGTAAGACGAGGAACAGATATAACCGTGCTTGCTAATACAGATATCTTTACAGACTACACATCTACAGTTTGCCAAAACACAACTCTACAAGTTGCAACCGATACAACAGGTGTCCTATCACTAGAAACTGACGGTGTTTTAAACAAGCTTAATGGCGGAGTTGCCCTAGAGCCAAATAATCTTTACGCCTTCAATATTTTGCTAATTGCTGATATTGCGTACAACCTGCAATTGTCGGCAAATGCAACAATGCAAATCAATTGGGCGGGAGGGATTTAGGTATGAGAGTATGTCCGCCCCAAGGAACAAATTGTGTTAATCCAGGTATAGTTCAAATGTTTGCGTCCTCAACTGTTCCTGATGGATGGTTATTGTGTGACGGTTCTGCTGTTTCTAGAGTTATATATGCTTCATTATTTGATGTAATAGGAACTAATTATGGTGTAGGTGATGATAGCACAACCTTTAATCTGCCCAATTTTAAAGGCAATACCCCGGTAGGAGTAGACTCTACTCAAGCAGAATTTGACACGCTAGGCAAAACAGGTGGAGCAAAAACGCACACTCTGTCAATCGAGCAAATGCCAAATCACAGTCACAGCGTACAAGGTTATGTTAGAACTGATTACGACATAAGTGATCTATTCTCAAATTACTCAGGGCTAGACACCGGATACAATCAATATGGAACCTCTTACGCTGGCGGCGGTCAAGCTCACAATAACCTACAACCATATATAACTTTGAATTTCATAATCAAATGTTGATTATGGCTAAAAGGGAGTGATTAAACATGTCAATTCAAGACAGACAAGGAAATTACCAAAAGTATAATAGTGATGGGTCAACTCCTGTTGTGGTAGTTGGGAGTTTAGCGAATATACCTGTAATAGATACGTGGTCGCCTGTTGTTGTAATTGATGAAGCAGTAGGCAATACAAAAACATTCACAATCCCAACCGGAAAAGAATGGGAAGTACTGAATATATACGCGAGTTTAACAACAACTGCAATAGTTGCAAATAGACAAGTTTGGGTACGACTAAAGACATCGACTGATGTTTTAATTGGGGGTTTTCAGGCCGTGTTAGATATACCTGCTTCGCAAACAAAAAAGCTTAATTTTGGTAACGGGTTACAATATGACATGGTTACTAGCTTGACTATACCCATGACAAAGATCGTTCTGCCTGCTGGGTATAAAATCGTTGTGGCAGATGTAAATAATGTTACGACATTGGATACCTTAAAGGTCTATCTATCCACTATGCAAAGGACGGTGGCATAAATGGACATATTCACGGATAGCATCTTTGATGCAAACGGGGATATAGTAGGGAAACAGAAGGTGGCATATATTAGCGATGCAAGTACGATTTATGTTGTTCGGCACAATTATGAAATTGCCGAGTCGGAAGAAGTAGCAATGACTGATTTAAATTTAAAAATTGACAAGTTTAGGCAGTCAATTGCGTTAGTGACAGTGTAATTAACTTCGCTAAAGATACCCTTGTCCTAGTCCCCCAAACCGTCCATTCGGGCGGTTATTTTTGTGCCTGAAAGAGGTGAAATGATTGATTAACTATGGTCAAGTCAGAACAGCAACCCTGAAGATTCTCGGAGAATTCAGCTCAAGGGGGAACGTTGTTCCGCAAAGTAAAAATGCTGATTTTAATTTTCAGATTCAACAAATTACGAACGAAAGCATCATGGAATTAGCTTCTACAACTGCAAAACTCCCCAAAACCCTCCTCATCCCTCATAACCCCATCAAAAACTCTCTCTATGATGATACAAGCTCAATTCGGCAGCATATTCCATCCATAGATTTCTCCATCGTACTAAGCAATGCAAAATCATGCGCTTTTGAATCAACAGGTCCTGCAGCCATCGTTATCGAGGAGTCTTCCGATGGCACAACCTACACCCCTCTCGAAACGATAACCATAGAATCATCTGTTACTACTTTTGTGGAGTACAAGCGACTCATATCTCCCTCATTACCCACAAACACAGTGAGGCTGAGGTTTACGGGCGACTACGTTTATCTATTCCGCAATTTCGTCCTCTATCCATACTCCTTCCCTGATGTGAACTCGATTCCTTCCCGTTCTCCATGGCGCAAGGTTGAGACTCCTTCTGATTTCCTAGACCTTAATTATGTGGAGATTAGAAGGGATGCTCGACAATTCCTTCCCTATACCAATCTTATTAAGACTCCTGAAAATGAACTTTTCGTGAACTCAT